GCATCATCGCCATGATGGGGCCGCTCGCGTCTGGCCGCGATGGATCCTGAGCAAGAGCGGACAGGAGAAGGACATGGGCAACGTCAACGAGTTCATGGTTGCTGCCGGGATCTTTGCGCCGATGGCAGTTTTTTTTGGTCTGCTGGCGCACCTGCGCGGCCGGGAGGCACGCAAGGCGCTGGATTCGGCGCAAAGCTGGTTCGACAAGTATCAGGCGCTGCAGCTCAAGGAAGACCAGCGCCTAGCTCACCTGCGCAAGATCAGCGCGAAGGGCAAGGAAGCGCAGAAGGCCAATGCGGTTGCTGCGGCAGCCGATCGCGCCGTGTCGCGCGAAAAGACCCTGCAGGCCGTTGCTTCAACCCCGATGCGCAGCCGCGCCCAGGTCGTCGCGCCGGTCAAGGCGAAGCGTACCAAAGCCAAGAAATCCGCCGCGGGCATGGCCGCGAAACAGGGGGGATGAGGGGCGGGGCAATTCCCCTCGCATCGGCCGAGCGGAGTCGGGGCGCAACTCCACGCCACACCAAACTGACCGGTTGTAATCCCCCTCCATGCAAGTTTCACAAGGAAGGACTGAGAAATGGCACGTACCGCACGCAAATCGAAGGATGACGATACCGGCGAGGTTAAAGCGAAGGATTTCGCCCTCGCCAAGAAGCTCTATCATGGCGACATCAAGCCGGCCGTCTCGAAGGTCGGCGAAGCGATGCAGGAAGCATCGACCGCCTTCAAGTCGATCAAGAAGCAGGCCAACATCCAGCCTGCCGCGGCGAAGCTCGCATTCAAACTGGCCGAGATGGAAGACGCCAAGCGTGACGACTTCCTGCGCTGCCTGGGCGGTCTGCTGGCTGAGTTCAACATCGACATCAAGCCGACCGACATGGTCGACCTGATGCAGTCCGGCGATGACTATGCCCGGCCGAAGCCGGATCTCAGCCTTGTCACGCTCAGCGATGGTGAAGAAACCGATCTGGCCGATGCCGCCGGTGACGATTTCGACGAAGCCTCTCCCGAGGAACTGGCTCAGCAGGAAGGTCGGCCCCAGTCTGGCACCGGCGCTGCGGCCATCGCCGCGATGAATGCAGCTTCCTCTTCCGCCCAGGAAGAGCCGGAAGCCGCCTGATCCCAAGCAGGTGTCACCGGAGGGCGGTCGTTTCATGCGACCCGGAGCGACCGCCCCGAGGATGAAATCTGCTTGGGAGCACGACCTTGGGAATCATCGCACTTGACCTGTCAAAGCGCTCGACCGGCTGGGCCATTTGGGCGCTCGGCTGGGAGAACCCGCGCTACGGTAGCGTTCAGCTTGGCTCGGAATACACCTCTGATGGCCAGACCTGCATCAAACTGCACCGGACGCTGGCCGATCTGCGATCGACCATCTGCAAGTTCGAGGTCATCTATTACGAGAAGCCTCTGACCCAGTTGCAGCGCGGCGGGGCATCCAATGCCGCCAACGACATCCAGATCAAACTGGTCGGCCACGCTGAGAGCTTTGCCGAAGCCATACCCGGAATCCGGATGTCGCAGGGGATCGATCTCGCATCCTGGCGCAAGTTCTTCATCGGCTCGATGAAGCGCGGGACCAAGACCAAGGAACTCAAGGATTATACGATGGAGCGGTGCAACCAGTTCGGCTGGAAGCCCCGCAACAACGACGAGGGCGATGCCCTCGGGATCCTCGACTATGCGATCAACCTGCAGGGCATCCTCGCCCCTTGGCGCAATGCCAACGTGCTCAACTTCCCGCTGAGTGTTCGGGCATGAGCGGCGAGGCGGACTTCCTCTACCCGGCCTCAGTCACAGACGGTGTGCTGAGCAAGGCCCAGCTTGCCAAGCGCGCCAAGGCCGACGCGATCAAGGCCATGGCCGCCGACATCACATGCCCACGCGACTTCGCGCACTGGCTTGAGGTCGAATATGTCGAGATGCTGCTGTCAGCGCGGCTGAGAGACACTTGGCACGTAACTGAGGCGGCCGCGCGCCGGCTGCGCCCGCTTGGCCTCTGTGGCTACGGCAGCACCGGCCTGACGGCCTTCGGAATCATGGTCAGGCGCGAGTTGAAGGCGATGGACGCATGAGCGCCTTCTACAACGAGCGTGACCCATATGCGGCCCAATGGCTGCGCAACCTGATTGCCGCCGGCCACATCGCGCCTGGCATCGTCGATGAAAGGGACATCCGTGACATCGCACCAGATGAGCTTGCTGGATTTACTCAATGCCACTTCTTCGCCGGAATCGGAGTGTGGAGCCATGCTCTGCGCCGAGCCGGATGGAGTGATGATCGCCCGATCTGGACCGGATCGTGCCCATGCCAGCCTTTCAGCGCGGCAGGCCAGCGAAAGGGAATTGCTGACGAGCGGCACCTATGGCCGCACTGGTTCTGGCTTATCGATCAGTGCGAACCTCCAGTTGTTGCTGGAGAGCAGGTTGCGAGCAAGGACGGCCTCGGTTGGCTCGATCTTGTATCGTCTGACCTGGAAGGAGCGGGTTACGCCTTCGGGGCGAGCGATCTGTGCGCTGCGGGCTTCGGCGGCGCGCATATCCGCCAGCGACTGTATTTTGCGGGGGTGGCCGACGCCATGCACGCAGGACGGTCCGAACGGCGGGCCGGCGCAGGGAACGGATCGGCTGCCGGGCGCGGTGCCGCTGTGCGGGTGGCCGACCGAGCTAGCGGGCTGGCCGCCCCCGACAGTAACGGATACGACGAGGGGATCACCGGAAACGCCGGAAGCGAAGAAGGCGCGCGGCGCGAATACGGGAACGTCGATGATCGACGCAGCGAACCTAGCGGGTTGGCAGACGCCGAAGGCGCAAGATGGAGTGTTTGCAACACCCAGAACGAGTGGACGCCCGATGCACAGGAGCACACATCTGCAAACACAAGTGGTGGCGCACCTGACGGACAACAGCGATTTGCCGGACAACGGCCCAATGCGCCTTTGCTCGGACGGGACCCTGCTGACTGGCTCTACTGCCGGGATGGAAAGTGGCGGCCGGTTGAACCCGGCACATTCCCGCTGGTTGATGCGGCTCCCGCCCGAGTGGGACGATTGCGCGCCTACGGAAACGCGCTCGACGCGGAAACGGCAACCCAGTTCTGCGGTGCGGTGAAGGATCTCATCGACGAGGTGACAGCATGAACCGCCGCGGATCGAAGAACATCTCCGCGATCGAGGACCGCATTCTGTCGCAGACCGAGCGCGCCGCGCAGATGCGCGCCGGGATGTCGCCGGATGCGTACATGCTCTGGCGGGGCGAGGGCCGCGAACGCCGCCGGAAGGAATGGATCGAGCGGGAAACGCGGCTTGCCAATCCAGAGTTTGCGGAGGCCGCCCAGTGATGCGCTCGACCAGCCTTACCCCGTTCGCGGCCTCGATGCGGGATCCTGACCCGCGAAAGCAACGCGAGGTCGCCCAGCAGCTCTACGACCAGCATGGCATCGTGGTGATCTTTCCGAACGATGTCGAGCGGCTGGACGCGATGTGGATCGAAGCAATTGGCAAGCGGCTCTACGGCCGAAACGGGGGACGGAAATGACCGGTCGGTACAACAGCAGCGACGAGATCCGCCGGCAGGAGGACGCCCGCGTCCAGGCCCTGATCGAACGCGATCGAAAGGACCGTGAAGCAGAGGCCGCCCGGGCGAAGGCTGAGGCTGAGGTTGCTGGCGGGATGATGGCCAACGTGCAGGACACGGTTGTTTCCCCTACCCCGGAATGGCTGGCCAAGGGCGACGTTCAGACCTTCTACCCCAAGCAGCCTGACGGCACGGTCCGCGAGATCAAGACCGTGCGGCGCAACAGCAGCTCGGTCGTGGTGAAGATGTTCATGCGAGGCGATCTGGACGACGAGCAACTGCAGGCGTGCCTGTGGTATCAGCGGGTCCACGACATTGCCGGAATGGACGGTCGGGCTGCGGCGAGCGGTTGGAGCATGACCGGCGGGATTCAGCGCTCGCCCGGCGAATCTGGCTTTGGGTATGTCCCGAGCAGCGAATACATCGCCGAGGCGCGCGACCTGTACCGCGGAGCACGCAACTCGATCACCGACTTCTACGTCAAGTTCTTCGAGGCGGTTGTGGTCGGCAATGTCCCGATCCGCCGGGCGACCAGGTTTGCCCGGTGCCGCAACGAAAAGGCCCCCCGCCGCTTCCGTGATTGCGTCCAGCAGGTGATCCAGTTTTGTGCCAGCAGGGACGTGGTTTTCCCCAGCTCGGAGGTCGAGAGTTGACATGGGAACCGCTAACGGTATGTATCTCGAAACCTTGAATTGCGCCCGAGGGAAACAGCCGGTGCCGATGCAAGGGTTTAAGTCTCCGAAAAACCACGGAAAAGCAGGCATTTGCGATGCCAGCGCAGCCGAATAGCCTGAGCGCCAGACTGCGCCAGCTTGAGGCTGCGAAAGCGCGTGCCGCGAAGCTGCCAAAGAAACAGCGGCTCAGCTTCGGGCCGATGCGCGAATTGCTCAACGTGACGGTCCCGGTCCTGCGGGGCTGGTGCAACGACATCGACGGTTTCGAGGCCAGCGGATGCTTCGTACGCGGCGGCAACGGGATCGAGTGGGATTTCGAGCCGCGCAAGACGATCGATTACCTGATCCGGCACTTCAAGGCCGAGGTCGAGGCCCAGTCCAAGCGCGGTCGCAAAATCGCTGACGCTGTGGGCGTAAAGCTCCCGGTCGCGGAACCGGCGGCGAGCCTATCGGAGATCAAGCAGCAGGTTGACCTGACCCTGACTGTGGTGGCCGCCCAGGAGAAAATGGGCCGCTACGCGGTTGCGGACGAGGTCGCTGATTTCATCTCCGGCTACAACGAGGTGCTGGTGAGCGGGATCCTTGGTGTGAAGACCAAGGTTGACCCGAACGGAAACCTGCCGCCAGGCGTGCGCAAGGCGGTCGACGAGGAGCTTCGCAGCCTCGCCACTGCGCTGCACGCCCGGGCGGCCAGCTACATCGAGGCGATGCGTGCGGGTACTGAGCAGAGAGGAACTGGCTGAGCAGGCTCACCTGCTGGCGAGTAACGCCTTCTGCAAACGACCCGCTGACATTGCCGCTTCCCTGCTCGACCGGCTGCTGCCGCGAGAGAGCCTGACAACGCTGGAATACTCCGAGCGGATGCGCGTGATGCGTAAACCGGACGGAACGCGAACCAACTGGTCGCGACATCTGACACCGTTCGCGGTGCCAATTATGGACGCGCTCGACAACCCAGAGGCGCTGGAAGTCATCGTGCCAAAGCCGGCTCGTACCGGCGGCACCGTGATTGCCGAAAACTTTGCGCTCAAGACGCTCGACATCGACCGCCGCGGCGATGTGATGTGGTATCTGGCTGGCCCCGAAGAGGTCCGGTCCTATGCCGACCGCGTGCTGCGCCCGATGTTCGAGGATCACCGCGGGGTTGCCGATCGGCTGCCCAGAGCTGGTACGAAGGGCAACACGGCCACTCTCAAGCGGGTCGGGTCGCAATCGCTTGAACTGATGGTGATGTCGTCCAAGACGACGACCAACCGCCAGGCTTACCTGATCGTCTTCGACGAACCGGACAGCTACTCGAAGGCGTTCCGATCGAACTGGCTCGAACAGGGCCGCGCCCGGCAGCGTATGCTGGGCAACGACCGCAAGATCTATGGCTGCGCTCACCCTGACATCGGGTGGACAGGGGGTATCGCGGCAGCGTGGGTGCTGTCGAACCAGGGCATTTTCGTGATGTCCTGTCCGGAGTGTGGCGGGCATGGCTCGCCCTACCCGACGAAATACTGGCCAGAGGTTCCTCGCTTCCGGCTCTACTACGACCGCTCGCCGGAAGGCACGCCGATCGATGAGCGGCTGGCAAAGGCAGAGCGCAGCGCTGGCCTTGCCTGTCCGCACTGCGGCGTGGTTCTGGATGAAGCGCAGCGGGTCGAGATGGTTTCGGAAGGCCGGTTCATGCACAAGGGCCAGGAACTCGACATCAAGGCTGGCATTGTCGGCGAGCCTGACTCGAACCGGACGTGGGGCTTCTGGGTCCATGTGCTGATGTCGCCGCAGGTTGGGCTGGCCGAGCTGGCCCGCGAACTTGAGGGCGCGCTTGAGCACAAGGAGCGCACCGGCAAGAGCGACAAGCTCAAGCAGGTTATGGTCCGCACGTTCGGCGAGGTCTTTGAAGGGGCCGGTGACGTGGCCGGGATTGATGCCCGGGCACTGAAAGAGCGCACGAAGGAACTGGCCAAGGCCGAAGAGGCCGCCGGGCCGGTTGCGTACCGGATGGGCAGCGTGCCGGATGGAGTTCTGTTCCTGACGATGGCCGTCGACGTAGGCGGCAACAAGTTCGACATCTTGGTCAAAGGCTGGGATCGACAGCGGCGCTCATGGCTGATAGATCGCAGGACAATCCGCCAGCGTCTGCACGCAGACGGCACTTGGCGGGACATTGCCCCGGCCAAAGACCAGGAAGACTGGCAGGTGCTTGAGAGCGAAATCGATCGGTTGCTTCCTCTCCTGGCTGATCCCTCTCTTGCCCTGCCAGTCGCTTGCACCGTGATCGATGCCTCTGACGGCAACGTCACATGGAAGGCTTACGAGTTCGCTCGCCGGATGGACAAGAAGCGCTGGGGCACTTGGCGCAAGGTTCGCTGCATCAAGGGTTCGACCCGCTCGACGGCAGAACCGCTGCCGCCGAGTCCGACGAAGATCTCGAAGGACAGCGAAGGCAAGCCGATCGAGCCTGTTGTGACGCTGCATGTGCTGGGCGTTCACAAGCTGAAAGAGCAGGTGCTTGAAGATCTCGCGGTAGACGACCACACGCCGGGCCAGACCTATTTCGCGGTCAACACGCCCGAGAAGGCGTTCGATGAACTGTTCAACGAGGTGCTGGTCGACGGCTCCTGGGTCCGCAACGGCCCGAACGAAACGCTCGACCTGTCCGCTTACTGCGAGGCGGCGCGGCTCATGCTGCGGCCGGATCGCGACACGATGCGCTGGGATAACCCGGCAGAGCGTCCACCATGGGCGCGTCCCGTCTCCCTTCAACCGAAAGGGGGTGATCCAGAGGCTTCTGGGGACGAGGCGCCGGCCGTGGTGGAGCAACCGAAACGCAACCTGATCGAGCGCTTCGACGCGCTGAATCGAAGGAATTGAGCATGGCCCAACAGATTTACGAAACGGTGGCTGCCGGTGTGACCAATCAGGTCATCGGGGCCACCGGTGCGGCCGGCGATCTGCTGGATTTCCTGCTGGTCGTCCCGACTTCGCTCGCGCCTGGCGCGATCAGCGTCAAGGATGGATCTGGCACGCCCATTCAGGTTTTTGCCGGCGGCGCTGGTTCGATTTCGAACCTCGTTCCTTTTGCCATCCCGCTCGCTCTTCGCGCGCAGAGCGGGCCTTGGCAGGTCAGCGTTGGCGCCAACATGTCGGTCATCGCCGTTGGGATCTGTAACTGATGCGGCTGCTCCGGACTTTTCTTGCAACCCGCGTTTCGATCGTCGCCTTGATGTCGGGAGGCGCGGCTACGGTGCAGTCGGGTGTCGCCCCGACACTGGTGCTGGACTTTGTCACGCAGAACTACAGCTCGGTCTGATCGGGAATTCCCATGGCAACTGCAGCGCAAATTCAGACCTGGATCGATGAAGTCGAGGCCCAGCGACAAAAGGTTGCGCTTGGCCAGAGCTATGTCGAGCTGTGGCGAGATGGCCGCCGCGTGCGCATGGAGGTCACCAATCTTGATGGCCTCAATCGCTATCTATCGCAACTTCGCTCGGAACTTGTGACGGCGCAGATTGCCGAGGGGATAACCCCGACCCGCCGCCGCCGACCGATTTCGATCGCGTACAGGAACTGACATGAACGCAGTGACGAAGCCCCGGGTGCGTGTAAACGCACGCGGCGAAGTGCGCCCTGCGCCCGCGATGGGTTTAGGTGGCGGCACCAATACCCGCGATGCCGCGCGGCACGACCTGACCGAGTTTTCCGGCTGGCGCCCGCCGCTGCGGTTTGCCGGCAGCGCGAACTATGCCGAGCGCAACACCATCATGGCGCGGGGCCGGGATCTCGACGAGAACAACGGCTGGATCAACGGCGGTCTCGATCGGCGCGTCGAATCGGTCATCGGCGTCAATATCCGCCTGTCGGCCCAGCCCCGCTACACCGTGCTCAACCGGGATCACGCCTGGCGCATGGACTGGGCGGTCAAGGTGCAGGACCGGTTCACCATCTGGGCGAACGACATTCATCACCGCTGCGATGCCCGGATGCGGCTGCCGTTTGGCGCGCTGGCCCGGCTCGCTTACCTGACCTACATTCGCGACGGGGAAATGGCCGCAGAGATCCGCGACATCAGCCGCGGCATCACCAACCCGACCAGCATTCTCCTGTTCGAGCCGGAGCGGATTTCGACGCCCGACTGGCTGACCGAGAACAAGAACCTGCGCAACGGCATCGTCATGGACGATAACGGCGCGGTGATGGGCTACTGGGTGCGCAACACTCACCCGAACGATCCCGATCGCGGCTTTGAGGGCCAGCGCTGGTCCTACATCCCGGCGATGGGCCCCACTGGCCGCACCCGGATCATCCACGTATTCAACCCGCGCCGGGCTGAACAGAACCGCGGGATCAGCCGGCTTGCTGAGGTCATGGTCCCGGCCAAGATGCTTGACCGGGTCGACCGGGCGGAAGTCAATGCCGCGCTCAAGGCAGCGCTGTTCTCGATCTTCATCAAGTCGCCCGGCACGACTGAGGATCTGGAAGCCGCGCTTGCGCCGACCGGAAGCGATGCCGGCGTCGACCCATGGGTCGAAAGCTACCTGTCGATGCGCGAGCGCTCGCCGGTCTTCGTCGACTCTGCGCAGGTCACGCACCTGCTGCCGGATGAGGACGTGGTTGTCCCGAATGCCACGCACCCGAACTCAAACTTTCCCGAGTTCACCAAGACGGTGCTGCAGAAGGTCGCTGCCTCGCTGGGCGTCAGCTACCCGCAGATGTCGCAGAACTGGGCCGACATCAACTATTCGAGCGCCCGCGCGCTGATCAATGAACTGTGGCGCTCGTTCAAGGAAGACCGCCACTTCTTCACGCAAGCGTTCTGCACGCCCGTCTATGCCGCCTGGCTGGAATGGGAAGTGGCCAACGGCGATGTGAAGGTTCCCGGCGGCCCGGTCGGCTTCTACAAGAACAAGACCGCGATCTGCATGGCTGAATGGATTGGCCCTGGCCGTGGCTCGGTCGACCCGTTCAAGGAAGCGAATGCCAATAACCTTGATGTCGCGGCGGGCCGCAAATCCACCGTCGAGTGCATCTTGGAAAACGGACGCGACCCCGCGGACGTAATGGCCGAGGAAGATTGGTTCATCAAAACCCGCGCCGATCGCGGACTTCCCCCGCTCAACCACAACGTCAAGGCTGATGCCGCATCAGGTGACGGCGATTCCGG